ATGACGGACAAGCGCGTGCCGCGCGAGCTGCGCGACCCCGACAGGCTGGCCGAGCTGGCGCGCCCTGACCACTACCTGCCGCAGTACGGCCACGTCCTGGACCAGTCCACGGACACGATCATCCGCTTCCGGCACGACATCTGCCCGCCGGTGCAGCACTCCATCATCAGCTACGTCTCCAGCCCTCCGCGCCAGGCCAGCGGCCACACGAAGTGCCTGGCGCTCGTGGGCTCCCGCCAGACGACGAAGTCGGCGACCACGGCCAACGCCATGCTCGCCCGCGTCCAGTACACGCCCGGCACCAAGGCCGCGACCATCGCGGACGAGGAGGCCCGCGCCGACGCGCTGTTCGAGCACGTCATGCTGACCTACAGCAACACCCCGAAACCCATCCGCTTTCCGACCCGGAACACCCGCGCCAGCCGCGTGCTGAACTTCGTGCACGGAGGGAGCTACTCCACCTTCACGTCGGGCTTCCGGGGCAACACCGGCCTGGGCCGAGGCGTCGCCTTCACGCACATCTCGGAGGGCCCGTTCCACAAGGACTTCGGGGGCTTCTGGAACAAGTACTGGCCCGCGGTGGCCAACCGGAAGAACGCCGCGGTCATCGTCGAGTCGACGCCTGGGGCCATGACCGAGCCCTCGTCGCCCGCGTACCGCGACCTGATGATGGAGGCCAAGCAGGGCCTGGGTCGCTGGCTCTACGTCTTCGCGCCGCTGTGGACCTCCATCCTGAACGAACGCCCCTGGCCTCGCGACTGGCGCATGTCCAACGACGAGCTTGCGCTGATGTCGCTGCATGGCCCCAAGGACGGCGGGCCGATCAGCAGACCGAAGGACGTCCGCTTCCTGACGCTGGAGAACCTGGCGTTCCTGCGGGAGGTCCGGACCATGGACCCCAAGGTGCGGCGCAACCCCGAGCTGCTGTGGGTGTTCTACCCCAAGGACGACATCAGCTGCTGGCACATCAGCGGCAACTCGACGATGCCCGGCCACGCCATGAACGCGATGCTCCGGCGCTCCGGCGGCGTCGAGAACCTGGTCGAGTGGCGGCCGGCGGACGGCTGCTACCAGGAGTACTTCGCTCCCCGCGCCGGGGCGAAGTACGTCATCGGCGCCGACCCCGCCGGCTGGGGCAGCGGCGACCCCGCCGCCTTCCAGGTGCTGGAGGTCTGGAGCGACGCAGTCATCCAGGTCGCGGAGTTCAGCTCCAACACCGTCGACCCGCACCAGTTCGCGATGGCGATCGTCGCCGCGGCCGCGCGCTACCACAACGCCGAGGTCTTCTGCGAGAACAACGGCGTGGGCGCCGGCACCATCACCATCCTGGAGGTAGAGCAGGACAAGGGCAACCTGCGGCACCTGCACTACTACAAGCGCGGGACCCCCGGCGTGCCGATGAGCCCCAAGCGCCACGAAGAGGCCCTGGGGCTGATGATCGACATGGCGCTCGACAAGGCCCAGGGCGGCCGCGACGTGCTGGAGATCCACAGCCACAACCTCCACGCGCAACTCTCCACGTACCGCCACGACAAGAGCGTGCAGCGCTCGAAGACCGCGACGATTCTGGTGCCTGACGAGCCCGGCGCGCACCGCCGCCTCAAGCATCACTGGGACCGAGTCAGCGCCTTCCTGTGGGCCTGCTACGGCGTGCAGTTCCAGTCGCTGCGGGAGCGCCCGCGCACCGACATGTCGCCGTTGGTGTTGCCCGGCCTCGACGGCTACACGAGGGACTTCATGCGGGAGTACCGCCGCCTGAACAAGAAGCGATGAGCCTGCTTGCACCGGCGCGATCACTTCGGTACTTGTTGAGCATGGACGACCCCAAAGACCGCGTACGCATCGTGTTGCCCCGAGCTCGGTGGGTCTCTCCGCCGGCCGACCTTGGTACCGGAGACATCGTCCTGGAGACGGCGCACGACGCGCCGGTGTCGGAGATGGGCCTGCTGCTGTCGAAGGCGCCGCACTACGTGCGGGTGCTGCGAACCGAACCGAGCTTGCCGCACCGGGAGTTCGAGTACGTCCTGGGCGTGTCGAAGGCGGAGACCCTGACCGAGAGGGACGTCAACCCGAAGAACGGGGCCCGTGTTCGGGTGGTCCTGGTCATGGAGGCGAGGTCGGCGAGCTACGACGGCGACGTCCCGGAGGTCGTGCCTCTCTCAGAGGAGGACGCCGCGCGCATGCTGGCCTTGTACCCCGAGACGCCGGCCTGCCCAACGACGACCCTTGCGGAACAGGCGAACGCGGCGCCCAAGCCGGCGGCGTGGCACTACGGACCCCTGCCTGCGATGAAGCCCACGCCTGTGCAGCTGGAGCTGCGCTTTCCTCCGCGTGTGACGCGCTTCGGAGACGCGTTCCCGCCACTGCCGCCGCGCCCCGCGAGGACGATCGTTCTGACGGAGGCGCCGCTCGCCGCGCCTCCAACCGAAGACCCGTTGCCCTAACACATCGCCACGGTTACGGCCACGCCTATGTCTACCCCCACGTCCTCCGGTCACGTCGCCCACTTCCAGTCGGTGATCAAGCACCACAAGGCTCAGCACAAGCCGAACTTGGAGGAGTGGAAGAAGGACATCGACGCCTATCGCGGCAACTTCTGGGGCGACAACACGGACGGCGAAACCGAGTCCACCGTCCAGTGGCCCTACATGTACGCCTTCGTCGACGTGCTGGTCAGCAACATCGTGCCGCCCAGCCCCGCGTGCGACATCCGAGCCCGGCGCCAGGCCTTGTCCGCCACCGCCGAGGTCCGCAGCCAGCTGGTGCGCGACGTCTTCGACAAGGACCGCCTGACCGCCAAGCTGTGGAGGGCCGCCGCCCAGACCAGCCTGTTGCGGGAGAGCTTCCTCAAGGTCGTCTACTCGCGCAAGCGGCAGCGCCCGCGCTTCCGGGTCGTGCCTCCGACCCGCCTCTGGTACGACAAGAACGCCGAGGAGTGGGACGACATCCGCTACCTGATCGAGGCGGTGCCCGTCACACGCGCGGAGTTCCTGAGCCGGTGCAAGTCCAAGGGCCGAGGCAGGGACGCCAAGGCCAAGTACGACATGAAGCACCGCGAGGAGACGGAAAAGCTGTTCACGGCGTTCCCGTCCTGGCTCGAGACCCCCAAGAAGGGCGAGGACAAGGACCTGGAGACGTCGCGCCAGGCCTACACCTTCGCCGTCATCTACGAGGTCTACGACTTCGTCGGCAAGAAGTTCTACCACCTGATGGAGGGCTACGACGAGACCCTGCTCGACGGGCCGCTGCCGTTCCCCACGCAGGAGAACCCGTACTGGCGCCTGAGCTTCAACGACGGGCTCTTCGGGCTGCTGAGCTTCAGCGACGCGAGCATGATCCGCGAGCCCTTGGCCCGCCTGAACCAGCTGTCGACGCTGAGCCACGAGCACGCCGTGGCCTCGCTGCCGCGGCCCGTCTTCGTCCCTTCCCGCGTAGACGACCCCAAGGACCTGGTCGAGGCGTGGGGCTCCTGGAGCGGCGCGTCCGAGCTGATCCAGGCCAAGATCAGCAGCTCCAAGTACAACATCAACGACGTCATCCAGTGGAGCCAAGGCAACCCCCTGCCCATCGACTTCGTCAACCGCATGGACGCCATGCAGCAGCTGATGGAGTTCATCCTCGCGCTGCCCGCCTACAGCCGCGGCCAGGTCGGGCGCGCGGACGTGGCGACCGAGCTCGCGCTGGTGGACACCGCGCAGAAGACGCGGAACGCCCGCCGGCAGAAGGTCATCTACGACGCCATCGAGTGGGCCGCGCAGTCGGTCATCCGTCTCTTCGGGCTGTACCTCTCCGAGAGGGACGAGGAGGCCATCTACCTCAAGATGGACAAGGGCGGAGAGCAGGTCGCCACGCTCAAGACCCTGGGCCTGGAGACCAAGGACGGGGCCTGGGACTTCGACTACAGCGCGCACCCGTACAACGCCGCGGAGGACAACAGCACGGTCCAGCTCAAGAAGATCGAGGCCTTCGCCGATCTGCTGTTCAGCGGCAACCCGAACGTGGACCAGAAGCTCGTCGTCAAGGAGCTGCTCCGCGCGCTGAACATGAGCCACGTCTTCCAGGAAGGCCAGCCGGCCGCGCCCGCCCCGACCGAGATGGGCCCGGCTGGGCCCGCTCCGCTGGACCAGACCATGCCCGGCGTGCCTGCCGAGATGCAGGCCATGCTGAAGGGCGGCGGCGTCGGCGCTGGCGGCGAAGACCTGGCACCCCCGCTGCCCGAGGCCTCGGGCGGCGCCATCCCCGGATAGGAGACCTCCTTGCCTACCTACGCCATCGACTGCCCTTGCGGCGCGCAGGAGACCTTCGTGCGCCGCATGGTCGGCGGGCCCGTCCCCTGCAACAAGTGCGGGGCCGTCTGTCCGAAGGTGCCCACCGTGCCCAACCTGCGGTACTCCGTGTTTGAGACCCCCGGCCCTTCCGGGTCCGGGTCCTACGAGCACGGCCAGCAGGAGGGCGTCTTCCCCAGCCGGCAGGCGTTCGACAAGCATCTGGAGGCGACGGGCAAGCGCGTCGTGTCCAAGGACTCGGAGGAGGGGCGCAAGCTCCGCGACCGCTTCGAGGCCAACGCTGCGAGGACCGCCGCCCGCTTCGGGTACGACGACGCTGACGAGTTCCGCGCGAAGGCCCGGACCACCGAGCACATGACCAAGCAGGTCGAGCCCGACATCCCCCGCCTCCTCAAGAACAGGACCTCCGCATGAGCGAACCCACCACCGCCCCCGTCGTCGACGCCCCCGCTGCAGCGGAGCCCAGCGCGGCTGCCCCCGCCGCCCCCGCCGCTGTCGAGCCCACGGCACCCGTCGAGGCACCGGCACCGGCTGCGGAGCCCGTCGTCGAGGCCGCCCCCGAGCCCAGCGCTGCCGACTTCGACTTCAAGGCGTGGGACTACAGGCAGCGCGACTACGACGCCTTCCCCGAGGCGGCGCGGCCCTGGCTCAAGGGCGCGCACGAGCGCATGCTCGCCGACTTGATCGCGCAGGAGGAGGCGTCCGCCTTCGACCGCGAGATGTACAACAGCCTCGTCAGCGGCCAGGACGCCGAGTCCCTGCCCGCGACGGCGAAGATGCGCCAGGAGCTGGAGTCCCTGCGGGAGGCATCGAGCGGCCACGAGAAGCGCTACCAGGAGCTCCAGGCGGAGTTCGACGCCTACCGCTCCCAGGACATCAAGCGCCAGGAGGCGGACGTCGACCGCCGGATCGACAGCTTCGTCACGGAGCACGGGGAGACCCTGCGGCAGGCCGGGCCCGATGCCGTGGCGGCGTTCACCGCCATCACCTGCGACCTGGAGGACGGCAGCGGCCGGCTCTACTTCGAGGGCGACATGGTCGACGCCATGCAGATCGCCGTCGCGGGGCAGGGCGACCAGCTCAAGGCCTTCGCCGACCGCGGGGTCCCGTACGACGTCGCGGTCGAGTACCTGGCGATGAAGCGCGGCTCGGACACCGCACCGGAGGCCCCCAAGGCTCCGCCCCGCCCGAAGCCCGCGCACACCGCGGAGGTCATGGCCGGCGCCGACGGCACGGAGACCATCGCCCAGGACCTCCCCGCGGGCGGCGGCGACGGGGCCATCCCCGCGCACATCCCCAAGCGGATGCGCAGCGTCTACGCGGCCGTCGACAGGGCCTCGAAGCGCAAGCGGTAGCGCTGCGTACAGTCCTACGCGATGGTCGGGCGCGTAGGGCTCCCTTAGTGTGGCTTCGTTACCACAACGGAGCGGCTCAGTGTCCGACCTCTTCACACAGTCCGTGACCGAGCTGATGCCTGGCTTCAACGCCACCTTCGGTGAGTCGCACCCCGTCATCAAGGCGGTCCTCGAGAAGAACGGCCTTGAGGCCCTTGAGAGCGCCACCAAGGAGTGGACCCTGACCCCGACCGGGCCGGGCCGCTTCACGCACATGCGGACGGGCACCGAGCCCATCATGGGCGGCCGCGTCCAGGACAGCCGTCGGGCGGTGACGGAGGCTACCGAGTACCTCTACACCATCGACGTGCCGCTCCGAGAGATCCGTCTCTCCGAGAAGTCCAAGTTCAACATGGCCAAGCTCATCCAGAACTACCCGGAGCTGGCGATCACGGACATCCTGGAGGCCGTGGCCTACCAGTTCGTGATGGGCAACCACCCGGACTGCGGGCACCTGCCGACCCTGAACGGGCAGCAGAACTACACCGGCCACGTCATCACCAACCAGGGCTTGATCGAGTTCGCGGCGCCCGCGTCGCAGACCGGCACCGTGTTCCAGCGTGCGCGGAACAGCATCCCCGGCTGGCACAACCAGTACCGCGAGGTCTCCAGCTTCGCGGCGGACGGCATGCGCCAGATGCTGGGCCTGCAGCAGGACTGCTCCAAGCAGGGCCGCGCCTCCCTCGGCAAGATCGACACGGTCCTGACCGACGGCGTCTCCTTCCTGAACTTCTGCGACGTCAACGACAGCTACGTCATCGTCAACGACCGGAAGGGCTCCAGCGAAGCGCACATGCTCGGCGACGACGACGTCCGCACCAGCATCCCGCTGAAGTTCGGCGGCAAGCTGTGGTACGAGCCGGCCATCGACCTGACCCAGTTCACCGCTGGGACCAAGGTCCGCCAGGGCATCCAGTACCACCTGAACACCGGCGGCATCGAGTTCGTCACCGAGCGCGGCGACGCGGAGATGGACGGCAAGGGCACCGAGTGCCCGCTGATCACCTTCAACGACCTGGGCCGCCTCCCCACGTACCAGATGCGCCGCCAGGAGTTCCGCCTGAGCCTCGGCATGTTGGTGAAGCAGCTCCGCAACCAGGGTGCCCTCGCGGGCACCGCCATCCAGTAGGCCCGTCATGAGCATGGCTCGTCCCTTCTCGACCAACTTCGCGGAGACCTACGCCCCCGCGAACCTGACCGACGGCCTCAACGGCTTCATCGTCACGGAGGACGGCTCCCCCTACGTGTTGGGAGCCGTGGTTCCCGGCGAGGAGACCGCAGAGAACCGCCGCCTCTACGCGATCGACAGCTCCGGCGACGTCATCGCGGCCTCCAAGCGCCAAGGCAAGCCCTACGTCGCGGGCGCCACCGACGTCGAGATTTTCCAGTACGGCGGCACCGGGCAGTCTGAGTGGATCCTGGTCTACGCAGACAGCGCCATCGCCGCGGGGGACCCTGTCACCCGCCTGGTGACCGGCCTGCCGACCGGCTTCGTCGTCGGTCAGGCCGTCGGGGAGCCCTCCCTGGCAGGCGTGCACCCCGCGCGAGTGATGGGCGTCGCCCAGCACAACATCGCGGCCGGCAACTACGGCTGGATCCTGCGCAAGGGCAAGGGTCGCGTCCAGGTCGACGGCACCAGCACCCTGGGTGCGGGCGCCATCCTCGACGCGAGCGTTGCGGGCCATGTGTCGGACGCCGGCGCCATCACCGACGAAGTCCTCGGCTTCTTCCTGGAAGCTGTGACCGACGCCGTCGGTCTGGTGTGGCTCGACTGCCGCGGCTGATTCAGCAGCCGTTCACCGCGAAGGCCGGGCCCTGTGCCCGGCCTTCGTCGTTTGACGCGGGCGCCCGCGCGCGGTAGGCGTAGGCATGGCCCTGCCCGTCCACGAGATCATCGAAGAGGTCATCGCTGAGCTCGACCACGCGCCCAAGGGCTCTCCCGAATGGGAGCGTCGGGTCATCCGCGCCATCCAGAAGGGCCAAGAGACCCTCGCCGAAGACGCGCCGTTCATGTTCAACGAGCGCGAGGTCCACTTCCGCATCGAGCCCGACGCCCGGCCGACCGCGCCGACGACGGACCTGCTGGAGACCACGGCCGACCCCTTCGTGCTCAAGCGGGTCCTGGCCGACGCCCACGCCGACATCGCCGCGTGGGAGACCAACAGGGAGTGGACCGGCCGCACGTTGCTGGTGCACGACCCCGCCGACGCCGTGGCCGGCAGCCCCAAGCAGTTCCACGACTTCCAGATCCGCGAGGTCTGGTCTGCCGGCGGCTACACCTACGTCTCGCTGACGGCGCCCTGGGGCAACGCTGCCAGCGCCGTGCTCGAGTGGGTCATCCAGACCAAGGCGGTCGTGCTCCCGCCCGAGGTGTTGGAGATCGACCACATCTACGTCAAGGACCAGCAGTACGCGCCGCTGGAGGGCGTGCTCCCGGAGCAGGCCGTGGCCTGGCTCCGTTCCCGCGAGGGCGACGGGTCGCGGGCGGAGGGCGTGCCGACGTCGTTCTGGCGCACGAACATGGCCCCGATCGAGGGCCCGCACCTGCCCACCGTCGCTGCGGCGTCGGAGACCAACTGGGTCGGGCCGGAGCCGGTCGGGGACTTCCAGTACTTCCACAGCCTCGTCTGGGGCAAGCAGGAAATCTGGCTGAACCACGGCAACCCGCACACGCAAAGCGCGACCGCGGCGAGCTCCACCCGCTACAAGCCGTGGCAGGAGTCGGCCCTGAGCCGAGGCTCCGCCGCAGTCGCCGTGACCGCCGCGCTGGGCAAGGGCGTGGACGTCACCACGCCGAACATGGACTTCGCGGCTGGCTTCCACGACGCGGCCGTGCTCCGCCACCAGAAGTCGGGCTGGAAGAAGCGCATCTACCGCAAGCGCCTGACCGACGCCGCCGGCAACGCGCTGACGGACTTCGATCAGCGGGCCTACCTGATGACCGAGATCGACGGCCACGTCACGACGTGGACGGACGACGGAAGCATCACGCCCGACCGGAACACCCCGGCGCCGTACCCCGGCGCGTACCACGCCATCGACTTCTGGCCGGTGCCTGACCGGCGCTACGAGGTCGTCCTGGTCGCCGCCTGGTACAACAGCCGCATCGAGACGATGACGCAGGTCCTGAACGTGACCAAGATCGGGGCTCGGTGCATCATCGACCTGGTCAAGGCCCAGCTGCACCGCGCGAACGGCAACTACGCGGGGGAGGGCCTGGCCATGAAGGACTACCGGATGCGCCTGGTGCGCCTGAAGCACCGCCAGGGCACCGGCATCCCCGCGTCCCAGCCCATCCACGTCGGCCTGCCTGGCCGGCGCCGGAGCCACGTCGACCGCTCCGCGCTCCGCAACCAGCGGCCCGGCGACACAGACCAAACCACGTACCCGTAGGAGGCCAGCATGGCCGTCGTCGCTCCCCCCATGGTCCCTGGGGGCCTCTACCACACCATCGACCCCGACACCAAGCAGTCCATCACCGCCGTGATGGCGTCTGTCGTGGCCGATCCCGGCAAGGTCGCGCGGGGCTACTTCTTCATCCCTGAGTGGGGCGGCACGGTGTCCGTGGACGACGGCAGCCACCGCCTGGCGCGCATGGCGCTGATCTCTCGTCCCTACGCGTCCAAGACGACCAAGCCCGTCTACGGCACCTACTACAAGGGCGACACCGAGGGCATGGTCGCGGCCAAGGCCCCCAAGGAGTAGCCCTCCGTGTTTGTGCACCACAGCCGGCGCAGCGATGTCCTGGACATCCGGGGCATCTCCGACGACCTGCTCTCCGAGGAGCGGGCCGGCGCCGCCGTGCACAACTTCCGAGAGACGGAGGAGGGGACCCTGCGCGCTGTGCACGGCCCCGTTCTCTACAACCCGGTGCAGATCGCCGCTGGCGGCGCCTCCGACAACATCTCGGGGGCGGTGCACGGCATCCACCACCACACCCTGGAGGGCGGCCGGGACGTCCTGCTGGTGCACGCTGGCGGCACGCTGTACGAGCACAGGGGGTGGGAGACCCACGGCAATCGCTGGGCGCCTCTGGTGGCGGCGTCTGGCGCCGACTGGGCCTGGCCCCTGGAGTCCGCCCGCGCGCGCTGCTTCCTGACGCAGTTCGTGTCCACGCCCCTGGGCGTCGTGGTCATCCCCCAAGGCAACGGGGGCTACGCCCGAGCGTTGTTCTACGACGGGACCCTGGTCGCGCCGCTGGGCTTCGCGTCCGCGCCTGCCCCGCCCCGGGGGTTCGGGCCGAAGTCCGCCATCCTGAGCTCGACCAACGACATGGAGTACGACGACGGCGCGAACCTGGCGGGCTACCG